TAGCTTTGTCAAGCGATACCTAAGAATAAGTGTCACATAGCTAGAGAGTGTTAGCACGAGTAGGGTAGCCTTAACTGAACTTGAGCTAGTCGGTGCAGGCTTAGCCGAAACCTACACCTCCTAGGAGAAAGGTTGCTAGCCTTTAGAGGTTAAGTTCACACCTATTTTGGTTTGAGCTTTCTTAGTATTTTTTTGACTTCCTCACTTTGGGTAGGGTCTTTCATTACAAAAGCAGACCATTGCTCAGCAAACATCTCATCCTTATTTTTTAAGGAGTAGACAGATATAGGATGCTTACTTGCCACATCATTAAAAGACCGCTTAACTCCCTCCGGTAACCTGTTATAAACAACATGACCCAACTCGTGATGCACAACTCCCTTTAAATAGTCCTTATCTGACAAGTGGCTATTAGCTAGATGTTGAACTCCTTTCTTTAAAGCAGCTTTCTCAGCAGGTGTCAATTTACTGGAGTCCTTATAGTCTTCCGCCGCTTCTTTTCTAGCAGCCTTGGCTAGTTGAGTAGGTGTCTTGCTTTTAGTCGATACCAGAAAATGACTAGTACCGTGAACCATACCAAAAACATCCCCGTCTACTCCTCGGTCTTTACTGAAAGGAAGAAACCTAACAGAGTCTAGCTTACTTGGTAGTAGGTTACCATACTCCGAATAAGCACTGTCTACTGTACTTTTAAGCTGTTTAGCTACAGCGAGCGGTGCGTCTTTTAAACTAACCGCTGAAGCTCGACTAGCTAAACTAGTTTCTATCTCAGCAACTGTTTTAGGTTCACTGCTCTTCTTAGCAACTGCTTTTACAGCTTCAGCTTTACCCACAGCCTTAGCCTTGGTCTGTTTGGCTGTCTCTTTAACAGGTTTAACTGTGTCTTTAAGGTCACTGTTCAGTCTAGGGTCAAGTCGCCTTAACTGGTGATAGCGCTTGCTGTTTCTGGTCTCCTGTTCCAATAATTTAGGTAGGGTAGCCTTAAGTTTGTCTGCTGTAGTATCATCCCCTGCTTTTCTAGCTTGCTTAACTGCTGCTACAGTAGCACTTTGCTTTTTAGATATCGCTTGTCCTACTGCTTCGTTTTTTGCGTAAGCTCTGTCCAGTCTCTCAGTTAACAGCTTACCTTGAGTAGTTGCTACCGCAGTCTTGGTTGCTTTTTTAACAGACCGTTTAACTTCGGCTTTATCCTTTGTTTTCGTGGTATCCTTTTTAGCTCGTGTCTTCTTGAGTCCAGTAGGGTCGCTGTCCTTTTGGGTAACCGCTTGAAGTTTAGCAGCTACCGCCTTAGCTAAACTCTCAGCTGAGAGTTGTTTAGACTTGGCTGCTTTTTTAGCAACTCCGATAGCTGACTCTCTAGCCGCTTGTGCAGATAGCCTTTTTCCTTTGGTGGGACTAACAGTATCCTTTTTAGGAACCTTAGTCGCGGTAACAGGTATCTTTGTTGACCTAGCTTTGGTTGTGCCTTTGAATGAACCAGAGTCACTAGTTCTAGCAAACCTACCTAGGGCATCCCTAGTATAGTTTCGAGTAGTTGACTTGACTTTATCTTTGGTTGCTTTTTTAGTAGCCATTGTTTGATAGAACTCTAGTTTGAGTAACTACATGTTTTCTGAATTCTAGCGTAGTAGTATCGACGTTGCCCAGCTAACTCCTGACATTGCTTTTCAGAAGCCACACCGTTAACTTCAGTTACCATTCCTCCCTCGCAGGCTGTGAGGCTAATAAGCAGCCATCCTATTGTGTAGAGTCCTAATAGTTGTTTAGCTGTCATCGGTTCCTCAGTGGCTTTACAGTAGCCGTGTAGGTAGTTATTTTAGAGGTAGTGTCTAGAAACAACACCTCACAAGTATCAGTCACTAGTTCAGGCATGTCAAGCGCTGATATAGTCACGATACCATAGTTTAAGATGTTTGTCGAGATAGGGATACCGTTAACTTGTCTAGGGATATCCTTAATGAGTAGTGTTTCCTCGGATACCACTAAATTAGTGTTAACTGCTGCGTCAAGGTAAGCTTTGTTATTAGGTGCGCCTATCGAAGTTACCCTACATGGTAACAAAGGAGTCGTCACTCCGTCAAGAGTCCATCTAACTAACTTAACTGTTGGTATCCCTAGCTGGGCAGGTAAGCGTCCTCTAAGGCGGTTATCTACCTCTGTAAGACGTTGAATTAGGTTCTTTGGTATATTCGGCATTGAGCCTCCTAAGACGTGCTGAGGGAGCATATAACCCCCTCAGAGAGTACTACTTAGTCTCGTGACAGTGACATTGCTGCCCTAGTGGTCTAGGGTCGTGTTCAGGCAGGAGTGAGTGAACCATCCAACCAAAACCAACAGCCACTATAAGAGCGAGTAGGAGTTCTAGCCAGACTTTGACAAACACCTCACTCGCTTCTATTTCGTCTTCACTAAACTTATCTGGTTCCATAGTATCCCTTCTTTACTGAGCTGTCAAGCTAATGATGCAAAACTTTACTTACGTCTCTTGCTTCGTTTAGGTGGTTGGTATCCTGCCGTTGCAGAGTCAAAGCTAACCGCCTCGTTGCCTTTGGATACCACAGAACTAGCTGCGTTTCTGCCTATTGACTTAACCAACTCTCGCCTAAAGTGGTCTTTAATTTTAGGTAGGTTAGGGGCAAGCATAGGTCTAGCTCTCATGAACCTAGTGCCAAATTCCAGGTAAACTGAGTGAGGTACTCGGTTCTGCCATGTCAACCCTTTGCCTTCTTGGATAACTGACCATCCCGCTCTCGCCTCACCTGTCCTTACAGGAGTCGAGGCTTGAATGAGTCCTAGTCCGTAGACCTTAGTTTTGTTAAGGGCATTCTGAACAGCATACTTAGCGCTGTTGCTTGTGAATAGTTGACCATGCTGGGATAGCCCTATTTTAATAGCCATGGTAAAGCCCTCCATTAAAACCGAGATACCTCTCAGCTAGAAACGGTGTTGACTTAACCTGGTAGGGGTTAGAGCCGCTCTTAGGAATAGTGCCAGTAAAGATATCTACGTTTATTGGTATCCCTGTCATGGCGCTCAGCACCTTAACTTGCTGGCTACCTTGTGCTACCAGTCTACCGAGAAACGAGGTATAGTCTAATGTTAAGTCTCCCACGCTCACCGCCATTGCGTCTACACGGCTCTCTGAGATGAGTTGTTGCGTTTCTAGTATATTTACCATAACAGCACCTATAGGCGTGTTAGAGGCGATAATAGAGCCAGTAGGAAGAGCATCATAACCAAGTAGATACCCAATACTAAAGTTCACCCCTGAAGGTAACTCCCTAACCACATAGTCTTCTTTAAGTCTAGCAGGCATGATGAAAAACTCCTATAAACAGCAAAGCCCTCAAGCTTGGTAACTTAAGGGCACGTATCGCTAGTAGGCGAGTGAGTTATTTAGCAGGCTTAGTAGGTTGAGGCTTCAAAGCGCTCTCAATTTGCGCCTGGTTCTGTTCATTAATATTTGGTTCCTGGTTGAGACGGGATACCAGCTCACTAGCTGCTTCGGGAGTGTAGGTAAACTCCAAGTAGTTTAGCGACTTACCGTATTCCTCAGTAGTCACTTTAGTAACTTTGTTGCCTACCTGAATAAAAACACAGTCACCATAGTGGTAGACGTTGGGAACTGGACTTAAATTGCTCATGGTTCTTAGTTATTAGGGTGGTTAGTGGGGAGTAGCTAGCTCCCCTAAGAGCTTATACTGTGACGTTTCTCATTTCCATGAGTCCTTGACGGTTTCTGACCACTACTTGTCCCATTACCCACATTTCATATTCAACTACAGTAGGCACGCCTGTGTAGTACTCAGTGATGTGGATAGGGATACCTAGAGTGTTATTTACTACAGTGGGTCGGTAGGCATCAAGAGCAAAGCCAACACCACCAGTCAAGTCACGGAAGTAAAGCTCAACGACATCAGAGCGCATGTAGCGAATAGAGCCGAATGGCAATTCTGGCTCTTGGATGATAGGCATTCCATTATAGGTTACTTGACCATATCCAAGGTCAATGCGTTTAAATGGTGCTGGGCTAGTATCGTTTACCAGGCTTTGAGCAGGAGCGATATTATCATAAGCCTTGATGTATTTTAGCACCATGTTAGGGTGCATCATCACCATGTCGTAGAACTGCCCACTAGTCTGCACTTGAGCGTCAAAAGCTAACATCAAGTCACGGGAGAAAGCACGCTCAGTGCCGCTTTTATTAACGACTGGTATCCATTTAGCAGACACACCTGCCGGAGCAATACCAGCATAGGGTGCTGTGTCATCTAGAACAGCTCCAAGTGAAATGATATCACTACCAGCTACCGGGTTAACAATGGCACGGTTAAGGCTACGTAGAATTTCAATGATACCGTCGGATAAGTGGCGCTGCATCAAGTTCTTTAGCTGACCTGGAGCTGTTCTGGCTAGGTTCTGCACTTGAGTCCGGTCAACTTTAAAGCGGTGATAGACTCTCTTTTGAGTGTCTGGAATAGTAGCAGGTAGCGTTACTGACGTTTCACTAATAGTCGATACCGCGTCATAGTCAGTCCAGTTGGTGTCTGCTCCACCAAATGTCACATCCCAGTTAAAGTACTTAAGGCCGGGGTTAGTAAATGCTCTACCAGCATTGACCAAGTTAGCTAGCGTAACGTTGCTAGGAGTCCGAAGGTCAACAAGGGTATTATCTAGAACTTTGTTTAAGGCGTTAAGCGGTGCAAATGTTGGGTCTTTATAGTTCGGTGTTGCCACAGTATTTTCCTTAAAGTAGTGTTTAAGGCTAGCCGTTACTGACTGACTAGCCATGCGAGTTTAGAAGTTAGCAAAGGCACTTGCTAGGTCGTCTGTAGGTGCTGTATTGATGCCAGCCTTAACAGGCGCTTCAGTCTCACCACCCCTGAAAGCACTTGATAGCCCATAGACTGAACCAGCGTCGATAAAGTGCTTACCCACGTCGGTGTTAAAGAACTCAGTAACATACTCGGTGAGCGTCTTTCCTTTGTCAGTATAAAACTCACCGTCTTGCTCTTTAAGGTTGCCTAGCTGCTGCTTGATAACCCCGTAGATAAAGTCTCGGTGTAATGCTCTGCCTCCAGTAGCAGCGTCAAATGCTGCTTGATACCGTTCGCTAATTCTTGCGTTCTTGTCTGCTTCTAAACGGTCAGCTTCTGCTTTAGCTGCTTTATCTCGTTGCTCTTGTAACTCAGCCTCTAGTCGCTTTAAGCGAACAGCCATAGGAGAGTCGCTATCCTCTGAAACTGAGATATCGCTGTCACCACTCTCGGTATTAGCCTTAAAGTCCTCTAGCTGTTGGCTAAAGCTCTCTGTAAGACCTTCTACAGCTCCTTCAAGAGCAGAAGGCAGTAATTCTGCTACTTGGTCTGTTACTAGGCTTGCAAAGGCTTCAGCGACCTCTGAGTCCTCAGCTAGAAGTTTGAGTAGTTCGTCTTTAATATTCATGTGTGCTTAACTCGCTGTAATTGCTTCGTAAGTAAAGACTATCTCAATGTTGGCTAGGTTCTTGCTCTCCCTATCCATTCCAGGGTAAGTAGCATCCAGTAACTTGCATCCTGTGATGTTGAACTTAGCACTACCGTCGTAAGGCGTACCCTCGACATCCGCATAAACAGGGCTAACAGTGACAACAAAAGGCTCGATAGTAGCAGCACCTTTACGTCTAGCGTCTATCCATTGGATAATAGTCTTACCTGTAAGAGCGTCATATTTCCTAGTGAGTGTAATATCCTCATAGGTCAACGCACCTGTATGAGTCCGGGTAACTAGCTTAGTAGGGTCAACGTACTTTATTTTTTCAACCGTTGTTTTAGGGGCAGTCATCTTATCCCAGACGCCCTCAATGCCCTCTACTGTGATGAGAAACTGTGCCTCACCTATTGGTTTTAACATATTGGATACCTAAGTGTCAAGTGGGTTTACGCTAGAGTGTTAGAATTTCCCTCTGTGGGTTTAGTAGTCGGGCTGCCCTCGGTCGCTGTTCCCGCGTTACCCTTGGAGAATGCCTCTGAGAAGTTGGTATCCAGTCCCGTCCTGTGACAGCGGATAATTAACACTTCGATAATTGGGCTAGGCTTGAAGTAAATGTCAAGGTTAACGCGTGCATTATCCAGGTCGGCTCGTGGGTTGTTGGTCTCATCGCAAACGACTAAGTATGCGTCGCTTGGAGTAGCTCCATAGAAAGCTCCAGCAGCACGTAAGCGCTCACAGATACTAGTACCTGTTTGAGAAATGCGGTTAAACGCCTCACCCTCACCATCAAGGTTAGCAAATATCTCATTATCAAATGAGTTGCGTAGTGTGCCTTCTAAGACGTTAGCGATAACACGAGTATTAGTAAACTTCCAGAACGGAGAGGTACTAAGTGTCCTAGCGCCATAAACAACAGCACCACGTCTAACTGAAGCTGAAGCTGTGTCGAACACCCTACCACAGTTGATACCCAACGGGTTAAGCTGCTCCTGCACTGTATCTGTGACTTTAAAAGTCTGACCAGTAACACCCAAAACAGGAGTACCAGTGCCGGCAGGAGGTTGAGCAAAGTTAGAGCGATATTTCTTAACAGCTATAGCCGCTACACTCATAGACATCGGAACCGAGACACCAAGTGAGTCTTTCCAGTAAGGGAAGTAATAAGATGAGTGTCCAGATGGGGATGTTAAGGTAGCACGCTCCTGCTTAGCTAAGTTTATCGCTCCTGCGCCTGTAAGCGACGTAGCGACATCTAAGCCGCAGTCTACTAAGTTAACCCACTTATGGGAGTCACGAGCTACCATACCGTCGAGAGAGTTAGCTAAGAGAGTCCTCTCAACAGCGTTAAAGCTCTTATAGAACTCAGGACAGGCGATAAACCCCTGCTTCAAGTCAGGAATGAGAACCAGGTCGGCAGTATCGATAACATCCTGCGCCACTGGATAGGCAGATGCAGCAGATACTGAACCAACAGTCAGGTTACCGGTACCAACTACTGTAGTAGCTGAATTAATAAGCCGAACCTTACCATCTACATAGGAAGCTAAGTGACGAGCGGATGTATTAATAAGGTTACCTAAAGCCGCCAGAATAGATGCCTCAGTATCACCTGCAACACCTACATGGGTTAACGGTAAGCCATCAATGGTGAGTGTATAGCTATCTCCAACAGCACCTACAGTCGCGCCAAGTGTTCGTGTAGCCCGACTCTTAACATTTATGAAGTAGAAACCAGCTTCTGGATACTGAGCAAAATAGAGGTCAACTGATGGTTTTGACAGAGATGACCCAAAAGCGTTGTCAAACTCTTCTTTATCAGCGATAAACGTTAACTCAGCAACTGGAGCGCCTACTTTATTTGAGAAACCCAGCATGTAAACTGTGCTGTGGTCAGCCAGCGGAGCGGGAGTTTTACCAAAGGTATCTTCGGTAATATAGACTCCAGGACGGTTATAGAAACCATAGGGGTTAACAGCCATTAATTGTCATCCTTAAGTAGTGAGTCAAAGTCTAAAATACTAACTTGCATGTCTTCCAACTTAGACCGGAACACTCGACCGCCGACCTGTTTCACAGTAAACGGCGGTGGCATAACACCTGTTTCGGGGTCAGCTATAAATGTGATACTAGCCGACCAGACTAACTCAGCTATATAGTCTGAATTAAAGTCGCCAACTGGGGCAATGGATACCGGGTTACAAGAAAGCCATTCAAAAGAAAGCAGTCCTCGCTCAGTGGGGTCGATAACTATATCTCGCCATTTAAGCTGAGTTACTACTGAGAACGTTGCATGATAGCCCTCTAGGAAAGCTGTAGGCAGGTTATGAAAGGGTATAGTCCTATCTAGCCTACATAAGACGTATAAGTCCTGTATGGCGCTTCCTACAACGTTTCGCGAAGTCTCTGATAACGAGTACCTAACATCTCTTAGAGTAGGCAAGTAACCCACGCTGTTACCAGTAATTTCCCATGTAGCAAGGGGGTTAAATAGCACATCAGAAGTAGGCTTATCAATAGCCCAAGTCGATACCTGAATATGCTTATTAATGTGGGCTAGGTAGGAAGGACGCCATAAGGACACTTTCATGCTTGAGTATCTCCTTCCAACATTTCAGCGAGTTGATGAAAAATTGAGCGAACTTCCTCGTTCTCACCGCAGATGTAGGCAATTAACCCATCTATGACCAAACGAGCATACGGGTCAGCTATTTTAGCTCTCACTCCTTTATAAACATCAGTGTTTCGAAACTGACTCATTGGAATATCGGCAACTGTGGGAGGTGGCACAACTTCCGGCTCTGGGGGTGGGATAAGTACCCACTTCTCCTCAAACATATCAAAACGGTAAGTCTTGCTATCATCACCCCAAACACCGGGATACTGAGGAATATAGTCTATAACATTCCGCTTTGGTGCGTAGAATAGACCACTACCGAATAGCTCTGACTTTAAAACCAGGTATCCTTCTGCTTCTTCATAGCCTGTTAAAACGTCGCCAGTGAATTGTTGGGTAATTTGCAGCGAGTTGACATCAACAACAAAAGTGTTAATAGTAGCTGCTGCTAGTCTTTGGTTGTCTTCTTGAGTTTCTTGCATTGTTTAGCCTAGGGGTAAATAAGGTAACTGAGCGACTTGACCAGATGAGCCAACAGGTAGCGGGTCAGTATTAAGTTTATGCGCTCCTCCTCCTACACCAGCACCGCCTGCACCGCCTGGAGCCGTAGCACCTGCAATACTACTTGCAGCTTGTCCTGCTGTTCCGCCTGTAAGTTGATAGGTTGCCCCTAAGTTGTTAAAGGAACCTGGAGGGCAAAATGTTACTATCCAACCACCGCTACCCCCACCGCCCCCATCACAACGAGCTATTGAGGGATAAGTAGTCGAATTTAAGGACGTTGCAGCATTACCGCCGTTTCCTCCTTTAACTGACAAAACAGCAGTAGCAAAGAAAGTAATAAAAGCAGGTGAGGCGAAGTAAAGCACTCCACCACTCCCGCCGCTACTACCAGTAATGTTAAGACTGTTAGATGTGCTTTGAGCTGAGGTATCGGCAACAACGCCATTACCTGCATTACTAGCGTCTGCAATAACTACACCCCTAACCTCAATACCCTTAGCAGCATGAACTTGAAGCCCGCCACCACCGTTACCAGCCGCAGGACTAGTTGCCCCACCAGCAGGCGATAAGCTCGCTGTGTTAGTAACAGCACCAGACCTCCCACCACTACCAAAGGGTTGGACACCCCAACCAACGGCTACACCGAAAGTACCTGCTCCAACACCCGCACGGGATGGTGTGTAGGATGGTGGTGTAAAACCATTGATACCAAAAGCTCCAGATGCAAAGGTAGTAACATTAACAGTACCGTCAATTACTGCTTTACCACTACACTTGATAATAGCAAATTTGTCAACAGTAATAGTGATACCTGCTGGCACTATGAAGTCACGACAGTAATAAAGACCGTCAATTAAGACCTCTCCTTGAGTGCAAACTTTATCGACAGAATGCTGACCTCCAAACGTGAACGTCACTTCTGGTGCTGTGATAATTCGTCTGTCGGCTAGCCCTCGGTAGTCTTCAAGTAAAGTAATGGTGCCGGAAGCTGCCGTTATTTTAGCAAGTGTCAGCCTTAGAACATCCGGTCTAATGTCTACTACTGGCACCCCAGAATTGTTAAGGTATATAAAGGATACCGAATTATTAGGGACTGTGACAACTGTGTTAGGCACGACATACCGAGTGGTTCCTGCTATGAAAATACCACCATTAACAGTAACGTTAAGACCTGACTGAACAGCGCACTTAAAGGTATTCTCGTATCCCGTCAACCTTGCCTTGATGTGAGTAGGGTCGTTACTTAAGTCGGTGTCCTTAATTCGTGCTAAATGCCCCAAATACTGAGTAGCGTCGTCAAAAACAGGGTTCGCTATGATATTCATATAGTCAGCGTCGAACTGCTGACCATTGTAAAACGGGACGTTAGGGTATAAACCGGGCATTATTTAAACTCCACAGTAAATAATATAGTTCAATGTGAGATAGGGTGGTAAATTCTCGTGAGCGTTGTTGCTGCCAGTAAACTGAATAGCCCCTAACGAGTCGCTACCAGTAGCGCTATTGCCCATAACATTAGTAGCTGTTGGAGCCGCCGTCCCTGAGGTAAGAGCGAATATTCCAGTACTGCCACCTGTTGGTGGGTTAATAACAATACCTGAAAACCTATGGTTATGGCTCGGTATCTGAGCAGTAGTCAGCGTAACTGTTGAAACTCCACCACTGACGTTAAGAGCGCTGGCACCTAGTCGAGTCACTACCCCGTTAGTACCCATATTGTCAGGAGCGAATGGTGTTCTGCCTCTCAAGTCAGGTACTCGAAACTGCAAACCCGTCTCACTGCCTGTATTGTAGGTAGTGCCTATAATGGCAAAGAGAGCAGGAAATGAAGCTCTAAGAAGCACACGACCGTCACAGAGAACCCAACCATTAGGGGCGCTCGTTCCTGCGTAAGTGGTGACTGTCCCTACTGGAATAATAGAACCGAGTAAGGAAGTTACAAGAGCCTGAGTCCACTGAGTACTCGCCAGTCTAGTGCTGTTATCATTACTGGGTATCGCAGCAGTGAGCGTGGGGTTACCAGATATAACAGGACTTGTCAAGATACCAGTTAGCTCGGTTTTGGTAGCTAACTGTTGAACGATATCCTTGACAGCAGAACGACTTGGTGCAATAGAGTCCACCCAAACCGATGGGTTATATGGGGTGTTATCTCCTGTAGTACCTGCGCCTGTGTCTCCTTTTCTAACCAATAATTTCCATACCGCGTTATCGCCGTTAGGGTTTGGCGGTTCATTGGTCAAACTGGTTAAACTAATATTGAGGTATCCGTTAC